AGGCCGATGCATATGCCGCGCAGCGCGGGCATGCATCGGCGCTGTTGGAATTGCTGCGCTATGACGAAAGGGAAACGTATTCGCATCCCTCGAATGCAGAGCGCAGAAAGCACCTGAAGCAATACGAATAAATTCGCCCGGCTCCCGTCAAGAGCCAAACTCGCCCGGTCGGCGTAACCGAACAATGAGGTATGAATCATGTGGGATTTGTTGAAGTCGTTTTTGTTGCTTGTCTTGTCCCGTGGTATTGGCGAGGAATCTGAGGAATCGGAGACCGAAACGGAAGAGGCCGAAACCGAAACAGAAACCGAAGAAACCGAAACGGAAGAAGCTAAACCCGAAACGGAGACCGAGGAAGAAGAGACGGAAGAGGCGCCGGCCGGAAAGCCTGAATCACGATATCAAAAGGATATGCGCGCCGCTCGTGAGCGCGCACAACGAGCCGAAGACGACGCCAAAAAGGCGCGTGAAGAGTTGGCCGCTGCGAGGCAGCAGGCAAATCCGAACGCCCAGGTTACCGAAGCGCAAAGACTCTGGCAGGAAGAAGAGAAGCTGCTGCAAGACCCGAACGCCGATAGCTGGACGCGCTACAACATCCAGTCGGCACGCAACGCTCGGGCGGCTGAGTTCAACAGCCAGCAGGCACTCGCTGAAGCCAGGGACTTGAAGGACCAGGCGGAATTTGATCGCATTGCCATGAATAATCCGAAGGCCGCAGAGCGGTACAAGGATAAAGTCGAGGAAATGAAGAGGCAAAATCCGAACGCTCCACGCAAGAAATTGCTCGCCCTTTGTTTGGGCGAAGACATGCTCGACGGTAAGCTGAAGGCGCCAACAAAACCCGCGAAAAAAGGCGACAGCGCTTCTCGCGGAAAGATGCCTGGTGTCAGGTCGGATGCTCGCTCATCTGGCGGTGGCGGCGGCGATAGCATCGAGGAAATTGAGAAGCGACTGGCAGGAGTGAATATCAGTCGTATTTAACCGGGAGTTGTCATGGGTAAATTTTCTCAGTTCTTCAAATCCGTTTTCAGCCGTGGCGTGACTAACTACTCGCCCGGCCCGACCAACCAGACCATCGCGAACGACATTGAACTGTTGATCGCGAAAAAGACGTTGCGCATCGCGCAGCGCAAGATCGTCATTTCGCAATTCGGCGAAAAGCTGACCATCCCGAAGAACCAGGGCGTCATCTATACGGCGACTCGCTATGAGCGCTTGCCGCTTCCCTATGCGCCGCTGTCGGAAGGCGTCGCCGCCGCAGGCCAAGCCATCACCATCGCCCAGGTCAACGCGACCGCCCAGCAATGGGGCGACCTGGTGCGCGTGACCGATGTCGCCGACATGACGATCGCACACCCTCTGTTCAAAAAGGGCACCGACCTTCTGGCGATTCAGCAGGTTGAAACCATCGAGCGCAATGCCTTCACCACTTTGATGACCGGTACGCAGGTCAACTATGCGAATGGTCGTGCCAACCGAGCCGGCATCGTGGCTACTGATGTCATGACGCCTATCGAGTTCTCGAAGCAACTGGGTTCTCTTTCGACGTTCGGCGCTCCCATGTTCGACGGCTCCGAGGCGACGGACATCTTTGTCACTGCCGGCAAGGCCGTGAAGCCCAAAGACCCAGCCGCCATGCCGCACTACATCGCGGTCATGCACAATCTGGTCGAGCAGGATATGCGCCAGAACAGCACCATCGCCACGGCATGGGGCTATTCCGACATCAATCGTCTGTACAACGGCGACCTTGGCTACTGGGGTGGCATCCGTTCCTGTACCAGCAACATGGTCCCATACTGGACTGGCGTTGCTTCGCCGACCAATGGCGCTGGTTCAGCAACGGGCGGCGCTCTGGCGAACAATACTTACTACATCCAGATCACGGCGGCACCAGTCTTAACCTCGGTTGAGCAAAACGTCTATCAGGTGAGCGCTGGCGCTGCTGTCGGCGGCGCGGGTAGCGGCTCGCTGAGCGTTACCCTTCCGACTCTGGCCGGGTATGTGTTCAGCATCTATATCGGCACAACGACTTCGCCGACGAATCTCGGCCTGTCTGCTTCCGGTCCGGCAATGGGTCCGCTGGCCGGCCAAGCCACGCAACTGGCTTCCGGTTCGACGGTGGTTATCACCGGCATCGGCGCGGCCCAAACGCCGCCTGCTGCGCCGGCAACCGGGGTGACGGTGTTCCCAACCTTCTTCTTCGGCAAAGACGCCTACGGCACCTGCATGCTGGACAACATCAAATACACCTACTTGACGATGCCCGACAAGTACGACCCGATGAACCAAACCAAGGTGGCGACTTGGAAAACGATGTATGGCAACATCATCTTGAACAACGCCTACATGTCGCGTACCGAATCGTCCAGCGCCTTCAGCGTCGGATATTCGGCTGGCACGGCAACCGAGTAACGAAGGGCGGCGGGGCGGCCTGGCTGCCCCGCCTTTTTAGGAGGCTATGATGGAAAATGAACAGCAAGGCGGCGATCAAGACGAGCCTAGCGCGGCAGTCGATCCCATCCCCGAGAACGAAAAGCAGATTGTGCAAGAGGAACTCGATGCGGAGCAGGCTGCGGTCTCGGTCGAACAGGTTGCGGTAGCACAGGAAGAATCTGCGGCCCTCCCGCCCGGGCACGTCGTGCATCGATCTTTTGCGAGGTAATGCCATGGCAAGAACTGAGCAGGATATCGAAAAACTGATGGCTGAAGTTGCCGAACTGAAGGCACAGCTTGAAGTTGAAAAAACCGGCCGTACTGCCGCCGAGCAGATGGCCCACACTTTGGCGCAATTCAGCGCGAACGGTTCCGAACAGCCGACGGGCAAGACGCTGAAAGTGAAGGTCTGCGTCAATCCCGAAGAACGGGATGCGAAAAAGCAGGTGTGGACGGAAATTGAATTCCCAACGTTCGCCTACCGAATCGACATCCCGGTCGGCTCTGGCATTTCCCTGTCCACCAATGGCAGGGAATATTACCATGGCGAGACCTACGAATTTACCGAGCGCGGCCTGGCCGACATCAAGAGCCGTGTTGCCCGGTGCTGGGATCATGAGAAATCAATTCATGGCGACAACGAAAACGCCTATCGTCAACAACGTGGATGGAGAGAAGCCAAGGTATGAGCACCGAACAAGCCCAAGATTCAGGAGCGCCTGACGTTTTGCAAAGGCATGACGTTGCCGGTCAATTCAGTTTCAGTGTGAAGCTCGATCAATCGAACGATAAAAGCTTCAACATCACCGGATTTATCTATGCCGGTGATGATCTGGAAACTTCCTGCGCGAGAATCAGTATGATAGATGAACTGGTCTCGCACCAGATCACGCTCAGTTCGATTCCCGTCATGGAAGCTGATCTTGAGCAGCGCCTGCGCGCCATGGATCAGTACGTCGAACACTTGCGCGGCCTGCAAATCCAGCGGGAGGAATTCTCGAAGACGGCGAAGCCCACCTCGTTACAGCGCAAGCAGTACGCTGACAGCACGCAGGTCATCGAGCAATCCACGACCAACATCGAGGCCATGAAAAAGGATATCGAGAAGCGCCGCGATGCCATCAATACCGCTAAGTCCAAGGTGGCCTACTCATGCCCATGACGTCCGCCCAAATCGTTACCCAAGCGCTTTCCATTGCGAAGTGCCCGGGGTATCAGTTATTGGGCGGACAGCAGTTCAATTTGGTCTTGAATGACCTCTCTATGAAACGGGATTTGAAGGCAAATCTCGTGACTGAACAGATTCCGATTGCCACGAACAGCAACGGGCCATTCAATTTCCCGGCGAACTACTTGCGCACCTACGACATGTTTTATTTGGTATCGAGCGTGCCATATTTCCTGAATCCCTGCTCTCTCAAAGAGTATGATGCTGAGACTCAGCAGCAGGGCTTGGCGTCATATCCCTACGAGTGGGCCTCGGATTTGTCTGCGGTGCCGAACGGTGGCGTCGGTATCTTCTATGTGTACCCGCAGTCTGGCAACAATATTACGGTCACGCATCGGTATTACCTGAAGCAGCCGGAAATCGCGAACCCACAGAGCAGCACAGCAATTCCTTGGTTCGCCGATCAGGATTATTTGGTAAAGGCACTGTCCGCACGCATGATGCAGATCACGGACGATGATAGGAAAGCTGCATTTATGGCCGATGCCGAAGCGGTGCTGCGCCCGTATTTGGTCGAAGAGGGCGATGAGCAGCAGGTGGTGAAGGAAATTCAACTTGATCCTCGCCGCTTCCGCATGCGTGGAAATCTCCCGGCAAACAAAGTCGATCCATTCTCGCTTACGTAAAGGCAGGCGAGCATGGCGAACGCCAAAGAATACCCTGTCCGCTTCACCCCTCGCGGCTTGTCCGATGCATGGGACGCCACGGACACATTCGTCGGCGCTTGCCGCTATCTCACGAACCTGATTTTCGCGCAGACCGATCCCGAACTTGTAATTGCGCGCCCTGGCGTCGGCTCCGGCATCGTCAATCTTGATGACCCCAATGCGCTGATTTGGGGTTCCTTCACGTGGGGCACGGGTAACTGGAGTTCCGGCTTCCTTGGTGCGACCTTCATCAGCGTGCAGGTGGCCATCGGAAATCTGGTCTACGGCATGGTCTCCTGCACGATCTATGGCGCCTATGATGTGCCGTTTTGCTACGACCTGAATGCCGACCAGTTCATCCCGGTATCTGGCTCGAACGCCGGGAACCTCCCTGCCTCGCCGGCAGTATCTGGTGACTGGGTTCCGCCCACCATGGCGGTGATCGGCGATCAGATCATAGTCACACACCCCGGATACAGCGCATTGCCCATCAATGCCACATTGACAGCCTCTATAAGTGGATCGGAATTGATAGTCACAGTTGTGACCGGAACACTTGTTCTTGGAAGCAATATATCCGGCACTGATGTCCCCGCCGGAACAGTAATCAATGGCTTTATCGTTGGCAGTGGCACATTCGGCGGTGCTGGCACCTATACACTGAATAACACGGTGGTAGATGGCGTCGCTTCTGAGTCGATGACGGCTTCGAGCTTTGCCTATTTCGGCGTGATTAATATCGGCAACCCGCAGGCGCCTTATTACTACGCGACGAATACGGGTATTTTCCCGCTTCCTTCGGTTCCTGCTGCCGTCACGAACTTCAATAACCGCGCCTATTTTGCGTGCGCGAATTCGGCCTATTTCAGCGATGT